TGCACGTAGCGGTGTAAGACATTTAAGATGTCGCTGTAGGGATCCTTCGGGAAACCTATCGCAGCAACACCGTAAAAAAACCAAGGTCGTCTTTAGATGACCGAAGTTTCAGACCTGGAAGAGAACGCGTTAGATTTGAAATCAACGTGCTCTTGACCCAAGACCCGTTAGGGAGGATAAAAGTCCGAACATCTCTCGTCTGGTAGAATAGAACCTCAGGATCTACTTTACTAGACAGAAATGTAACGAGCTCGTCAAGCGTCAGTCCATAATGGACCGACGAGTGATACTCGCCCCACAATTTCGAAAGGCGTCTGTCTAGACGCTCAGTATTAAAGTGGGCAGCTTTGGTTTTACCAGCAAGTATATTATTAAATAATATCGGACGGGCGATATAATCGACCATCTCTTGCTCGTGTAACCATCCAAGACTCTTCGCGATCGTGACTACTTGGTAGTCAACTAGAACCTTATTAGGATTTAGGATCGACGACAATTCGTACCAGCTTAAAGCTGGGATGTTACCACCTCTACCCAATAGTTTTAAACTATCAGGTAGATTCTGAAGGTGGTCCCATAGTTTCTCTTCATCATTAGAATCAGAGGCATAGCCCCTAAAACTTCTGTTTGAACAGAACCTCGAAAAATCACGAAGAACTTTCTTGTCGTAACAATGATGGACTATCTCCCAGATAAGATCTTTGATCATATTTGGTAGACGGACCATGCATTGTTGCAGGTCACCTGGGAGCCATAATCCGAGACCCCCAATTATTTGGGGCATTAACAAGTAGTAAAAGGACTTTGTCCTACTACATGGTAATAAATGACCCATCCTCTGGATGAATCTGTCTCGTATCATGCTCCTATGCTTGGAATTGTAAGCATCTGGTGCAAAATACCGAAGGGTCGGCCCTAATGATAGGGCCTTCCCAATCGCCGTATTGCTGTCGTTTCTTATTTCGACAGCCTTTGAAGCGGGGGATAGGAGGCGTACTTTTACGCTTTCTATCCAGCCTGACTCGGAGTATCTCCCCTTGAAGACATAGTCTCTCGGGTTACCTTCGACCAAGTACCGGACCTCAAGTAGTCTTTCACAGTATTTAGCCACAAGTGGGTAATTACCGTGTTTTTCTATTGAGATCTGTACGTTGGACTTTATTAAGTTCGCAGTAATGCGATCGAGGTAAGAGTCAGGTCCGACGCCGATTATATCGTCGCCCCCGACAGAAAAGCACACGTCTTGTCTTCCTAAGATGTCCCCGGCCGCAATCGAGTCTTGCAAAGCAAGAAACTCGTTCGCGAGCTGGTGGAGATGGAGAGTTGGCTTAGCCAACGGTCCACCCATGGCGATCCCCTTCTGCATAACAGTAGAGGACCCATCTTCGAATTCAAAGACTTGTGGATTTAAGGCCACATCTAAAGCTTCTTCAAGACCCGGTACACCACCGACGCCGTTCGCGAACCCTTCAAGAAGGGCGCGAGTGACTTCGAATGGAATATGGTCGGTCGCCTCTGTGAGGTCCGAACAAAGGACGTGAGTTCCCAAGGGGAACTTACGACCTTCCATGGTCTTAAGAAAACACCATGCCTGGTCTCTCTTAGAGAGTCCAGCCATTGCCTCCTCATTACTTTTCAAGTACTCTATAAGTACATGAGAAGGTCCCTGTTGGAGGACGTTAGTCCACCACTTGGATGTCGTCACTATCCTGACTTTATAGCCAGGTTCAGGGACGGCAATGACTCGAGAGGTGTTGAGGAAATATTCCTCTTTAGCCTTTAGATAGGCACAACAAGCGATCTGGTCACCGAGAGCCGCATCGAATCCCTGCCTAATCAATTTTTGGTTAAATAGGGTTAAAGGGAGTAACTCCCCGAATTCGATCGTCTCAAGATAAAACATCCTTGGATGTGTTTCAATCGATTTTTCGATGAACCACTCCTCCTCGAAGTTGTCAAGCTTCTTGGAGCCTCGTATGTATTTATCATACTGGTTCGGTCTGCACCAGCATCTCCATCTGGCAATGCCAGCAGGACATCGCAATACCCCGAAAGGGGTATTGATTTCCTCGTCATGATCAGGGACATGAGTTAGGATAGGGAAGCAGTCCGACATAGTCGACGCCGCTCGCCCTCCTTCCTCATTACTTCGATCATAATCCCCTGAGTGTGCGAGGCTGATATGATCAGCTTCCCAAGGTCTGAGACCTAGACGCTCACAGTCGACACGGGCTTTAAGTCCGAGTTGAAGGGCTGCGTCGCGAAGACGGGCAAGATGCCCGGGCGCAACGTAGCCGGGAGACGAGATTACTTCTTTAAATCTGTCGAGTGCCTTCTTAGAAGTGCGCTCGTCGCCGGCACAGAAATGCCGACCGCTGACAAAATGCGCTAGAGTCTGGTAAGTTTTCTTATCAGAATCTCCGGCTAGTATGCCTTGAAGGCACTCTAGTTTGAGACAAACCCTAAAAGGGTTACTCCAGCTCAATGAAGACTGTTGCCTATTGGCAGCCTTCAGAAGGAAAGTTGAGAATTCTTTATAGAATTTAACAACTTGACCAAGGTTAGTCGGTCCTATGGACCAAATAGCCCTAATCACCTTCCTGATGATCTTCAGATCAGCAACCGATGTTAAGAACATCGGGTCAGAGAGAATAAAGGGGTCGATGAACGCGTGACATGTGTCCGCGATGCGAGATAGCTCAGAACCCTCCCTATAAGAGAGGACACCGGCATGGACTCTAGAGAGTCCTAGCTCTACAAAATGGGCAAGAAGAAAATCTCTCTTTAGAGAGTATTGCCCCTTTTTGCAGATGGTTGCATGTTTTATAACATTCAACCGGGGTGGCAGGACATAGTCCTGGTTCTTATATACCTTAGGTATATAATAATTCCACGCATTGAGTCTTACCCCGCCACGGCCAGAAGGTTCGTGGTTTTCGGGTGAGATACTCATACGTGCATTG